GATTTAGTCCAGACAAGGTTTTTAGACCCCTGGCAATTGATTTTGTCAGCGGACCCCATGTGGACAATCCGCAAATGAGCGTTTTTTATTCACGTATTGCGGAGACTTTATATGTCCACTCAAATCACAACGGCATTCGTCAAACAGTTTGATGCCAATGTACAGCTTCTCGTCCAACAGATGGGAAGTCGATTGCGTAATGCAGTCACTTTAGAATCAGGTAAGGTCGGTGAAGAAGTTTTCATGGACCGAATTAGTGCAACTGCTGCACAAAAAGTAACCAGCAGACATGCTGACAGTCCTTTAATCAGTACACCTCATGATAGACGTAGGGTAACACCTGTCGATTATGATTGGGGTGACATGATTGACAATCCGGACAAACTCAGGCTCCTAATCGATCCTGCATCTGCATATTCCCAAAATGCTGCTATGGCAATGGGAAGATCAATGGATGAAGAAATCATTGGTGCTCTGAAAGGTAATGCTTTTGGATCTACTGGAGATTCTGCTACATCAGGCAGTTCTTCTAGTTCTTCTATTGCTTTACCAGGAACACAGCAAATTGCTTCTAACGTAAACAATTTTGCTGTTGATGGTGAAAATACAAGTAACAACCAACCTTTAACTGTTGGTAAATTGATTGATGCTCGTAAGCGTTTAGGTGCTAGTGAAGCAGACGATTACGATGTCAATGGAAATAGCAACCTGTTCTTAGTTGTTAATGCTGCTCAATTAGCACACTTGTTGACTTCAACAAAAACTAATAGTGCAGACTTCAATCAGATCAGAGCATTGGTTGCTGGAGATCTTAATCAGTTTATGGGTTTTAACATAATCCGAACTGAAAAAATCCCAACCACATCTGGATCTGAGTTGTATTCAGGTTCTACTGAAGTTCCACAGGCAGACGGTAATGATGAACATTACTGTTATGCTTTCCACCGCAGAGGCATTGGCTTGTGCGTTTGGGAAGATATTGTTGCAAGGATTTCAGAGCGTCCTGACAAGCGATTCAGCCAGTATATCTACTACCGCATGACAATCGGAGCGACACGACTTGAAGAAGAACGTGTTGTAGAAATCCGATGTCAAGATGCTGCAGTTGATAAATCTTAATCGTTTGAAAGGAGATTAATTATGGCAACTGTATACGGAGTCAACTTTACGAAGTATGACCAAAATGTTCCTAAAGAAATGGTAAATGTCTCTGAAAATGGAGGCCGTATGCGTGTTATTTATGACACGTATGTCGCATCCGCATTGGCAAAAGACTCAACCATTTATGTCGGTCGATTGCCTAAAGGAGCACGAGTTTGGAATGTATTAGTAAGTTCAACAAATACTACTGCTAATAATAAATTAGCTGTTGGTGTTGTTGGCGATACTGACAAATTTATTGCTGCTACTGCAATGACTGTTGATGGCCAAATGGTTCAAATGGCAAGCGATGCAGCTGTAGTTGGTGGAAACGCTAGTGCAGCTTCATTTGGAGTAGAAATAACTGCTCAAACTGATGTAGTTATTACCACTTCTGTGTCAACAGGATCAAATACCCATACTGGCACAATTAAGTGCTGTGTATGGTACACAGTAGATTGATCTAAAGGAGAAGGATGGCAACCGCAATTCAGATATCGAATATTGCGTTAAACAATATTGGTGATGGAACAATAACGTCTTTTGACGATCCTAATGCTAGAGCTAGGGCTTGTAAATTAAGATTTGAAGACGTTAGGGATGCTGTCCTTCGTGCTCATCCTTGGAATTGTATGACAGGAAGAACAACTTTATCTCAGAGTGCTAGTTATACTCCTCCATTTGAATATGACTATGCCTATGTTCTGGATAATACCATTGTTCTAAGAGTCTTAAATCTTTATGAAAGTGACGTTTTTGATTATCCATTCAAAGTAGAAGGTCAGTTTCTTCTTACCAATGCAACTACTGCAAAAATCAAATACATCAAAAGACCAACAAGTATAGACGATACTCAAGACTTTGATGCACAACTGGTTCAAGCAATAGCAATGTCTTTGGCATCTGAAATTGCTATGGACCTTACAGGTCAGGCACAGATTAGAGATCTTATGCTTGGCAAGTATCAGCAAGTGCTATCAGAAGCTAGAAGTATTGATGCTCAAGTTGGTACTGCAGATGTTATTGAATCTAATGAATGGGTTGAGTCAAGGACGCGAACTTATTCAGGTAACTTCAAACCATTCTCTGCTTCTACTGCTAACGGCGTAGTATGAGAGTAACCCAAACTCAAACAAACTTCTGGGGTGGACAAATTGCTGTTAAATCTCAGGGATTTGTTGATGAGGAACTGTATTCTAAATCTGCATCAGAGATAACAAACTTTGTTGTTACTCCAAATGGTGGATTAGCAAGAAGACCAGGAACTCAGTTTGTTGCTAGATCAAAGCCTAATGCTGCTGGCGTAGCTAATAATGCTGCTGCAGTTAAGCTAATTCCATTTACCATAGGTTTTGGTAGTGACAACAACTACGTTTTAGAATTTGGCTATTATACAGGTTCTAATGGCTACATAAGATTCTTTAAAAACAAAGCTCCAGTAATGGATGGAGGATCTGTTTATGAAGTATCTACGCCATTTAATACTGCTGCTAAGATCAATGCTATTCGTTACGTACAGTCGGCATCATTTCTATTTTTAGTCAGTCCAGACGTACCACCACAACAATTGGTTTATGATGCAACAGATGAAACCAACTGGACAATATCACCAATTACATTTTTTGACGGACCTTATTTTAATTCACAGGAATTAGCAGATGGAACTGCAGTAGATACAACGATTTCTATTACTTCTGGTACTGCAACTTTACCATCAGGAATCAACGAAACAGGTTGGGTTGGTGAATGTGATAATGCTTATTATTGGTCGAATACTGGAGATAACATTCCACAACCTACAGACAATCTTCAGACTTTTTCCTATTTACAGAACAAGAATCATGGTCTTCAAGATGGAATGAAGATTAATGTATCAGGAATAACATCTGAAGTTTCTGTATCTGCATCTTCACCACAAACACCAACACCTTCTGCAGCATGGGTAGCAAATGCATCTTATGCAAATCAAGTTGGAACAAGCAGAACTGGAACAGGTACTTTATCTACTCTAAAAGCATCAATAACAACAGATGGTAATGGTGATCCAACAATTACTATTACTACAATGGGAACTGGATTTGATCCAGGTGACACAATCACTTTTACAGATCCAGATGCCTCATCATCAAGCACAGCTACAATTACATTATCTTCTGCATTTCCGTCAAATGGCGATTATTTTGCGACACAATGTACGGCAAACACTTTTAAAATTACACAAACTGTTGGTGGAGCACCAGTAGACTTCGGACATAACCAAAAACCTACTGTAAAAGCTTATTTTTACCGTAAAAACAGCAGTATTACGCTGACACAATCTGCATCTGGGATTTGGACTAATACTGCAACAGATGCTGGTCGATTATTTAGGATTAATACACTAGGAAACGAACAGATTTATTGGGGCCATGTAGAAATACAGACAATAACTGGAAATAATGCTGTATGTACTGCAAAAACAGACATTCCTCAGTCTTATACTTCTAATTTAAGAGATTGGAAACTAGGACAATGGTATACAGGCAACTATCCGCATTTTGTTACGCTATTTCAGCAAAGATTGGTATTTGCCAGAGTCGATCATAGTCCACAAACTGTATTCTTCTCTCAAACTAACGATTTCTACAATTTTGGACCTTCAGAATCGTTAGGATCGGCTACAGGACAAACAACTGCTTCAGGAGCATCAATCATAGGCGAACAGGTATTATCGTTCAATGCCATGACGTTTACGTTTGATTCTGGAACGGTTGACGAGATTCAGTTTCTTATACCACAAGAAAAACTGTTAGCAGGAACTACTGGTGGTATCTATGCAGTTTATGGATCTGAACAAGATCTGACCATTACACCAACCAATTTTACAATCAGAAGAGAAGGCACTCAGCCTGCAGAAAAAACAGTTAATGCTGTTGCAGTCGATGAGAATGTTATCTATGTCGAAGGATCAGGTGTCAAAGTACGTTTAGTCAACTTTGGCAATGTTTCTTCTGCAGCTAAATCTTTTGATGTCACTATTCGTTCTAACGACATTCTAGATGATAAGGGAAAACAGATTATCTCTACTGCTATACCAAACTATGCCAATTGGATTCGAGATGGATCAGGAGCAATTAGCTGTGTTACATACATTCCTCAGAACTCCATTGTTGCATGGCATAGGCACAAAATTGGTGGATCTTACGAATATTCCAATACGAGAGGAGGTGATCCTACAGGATATTTAACAACAGATCAGACTCATGGTGTTGTTGTAGATATGGCAACGATTCCTTATGAAGATCAAGACCAGTTATGGATGTTGGTTAGAAGAACTATACCAACAGCAGATGGATCTAAATCTCATACCATCATAGAGACTATTGAAGTTTTAGAAGATTGGATGCAGGAAGAAGCCATTGATGCATCTCGATTTATGGATGGTCATGTAGTCGCATCTAATGGAACGACTGTAACTGGATTAGCACACCTAGAAGGATTGTCAGTAAAGATGTTAGGTGATGGTGCTCAGTTGGATGACAAAACAGTATCTTCAGCAACTGCTGATTCAGGAGCATCTTCTAATTTTACAACCCTTGTTGCAGGACTAGGTTATCAATCCAAGCTTGTTACTTTACCAGTAGCAGTTGGACCTGGAGGAAATGTGAGGATTGGTAACAAGAAAAGATTGCATCGAGCATGGGTTAAATTGCATAGAACACCAAACATCAAATACGGAGTTTATCCTGCTTCAGAAGCAGATAATACGATCTCTGAACTTGTTACAAGAACCGTATCTGACAATTACGGAGATCCACCTACGTTATTAACTGGAGTCGAAGAACTTGTGCCTATCAGCCAAGGATTTACAGATGCACAGTTTCAAATCCAAATGGACGATTCCCTACCAGTAAACATTCTTGCCCTAGAACTGGACTACGAAACCAATGATAACTGACGTACAGGTTTGGCCCATAACTGATGATATGGACCTAGAAGAAGTTAAACATGCAGGACTAAGTGATGGTAATAAACATCTTATTGCACCTACTCATTTTGTAACCAAAGGAGGCCAAGTTATTGGTGCATTCTGTTTAACAAGTCCAACAGTCTATTGGTGGATGCATTCTCAAAAAGCATCTACGAAAGACTCGTTACTGGCATATCAATCATTGGATGCATTGATGAGACATAACCGCATTGATCGTTACATCATGCCCTGTGAGCCAACTTCTCCTTACTACAAATTACTGAACAACCGATGCAATGTTCTTAAATCTGCAGACGGTCAAGATTGGACTCTTTTTGTAAATAAATAATATGGCTGAACCTATAAGTCTTGGAACTATTGCAATTATATCAGCTGCTTCTGGTAGTTTGCTTAGTATGTATGGGAAAAATCGTGAGATTTCAGCCCAAAGAGCAGCATTAAAAAGACAGGCAGAACTTGCTCGTCGAAATGCGATAAATGCTAGAACAGGATTTTATGCACAAGGTAATCGTTTTGCCTTATCTGCAGAGTTGGAAACTGGTCGTATGGCAAGATCTCATGCACAAAGAATAGGATCAATGAGAGCATCTATTGGAGGTTCTGGAGCAGTTGCAGATTCTGGAACAACATGGGATGTCATCATTGCACAAGATACTGAAAACCAAGCAGAGATGAATGCTTTTAGGAATCAGGTGGAATCACGTACACAAGACTTTTTTGATCAAGGACAAGCACAATATCTGTCTTATATGAATCAATCGAACGCATTCCTAGAAAACTCTAATCAGCTAGAGCGTAGTCGTTACGATCAATTGTTTATGTCAGGGCTGCAAGGTGCAGCTCAATTTGCTTCTATGGGAGCATCAGGTGGTTCAGCATTAGGATTCTCATGAGATTAAATTTTCAACAGCAACGAGCTATAAACCCATCTGCAGGACCTAATCTATTTGTTCCTGAAAGTGGTCAAGCTATTCAAAACGAACAAAAGCTACAATTACAGCTTATTAAACAACAACAGGATGCTTTTAATGATGTAGCTCAAGCTGCAGTTGTAATTGCAAAAGCTAATCAAAGATTAGAAAAACAAGAACAACAGACAGTACTTGATGATATTGAATTAAATTCTTACAAAGCTGGAAAGCAATTTGAGGCAGGAACAGAAAGTAATCAACCCTTTCAAGTCGATGTAAAAGATGAATCTGTATCTTATGAACTACCTACAGAACAGTATTATGGTAAAGTTGGTCAAAATTTTAGAGAAGAAGTTTTAGTTGATAGACTCATACAAAAATATTCTACAGATCAATATGGACCAGGATTTAATAAAAAAGTTGAACTCAAAGTAAGAAAAGCACTAGCACCAGCATTTGCTAATGCACAAAGACAATCTATTGAAAATACTAAAAAAGGTGTTGAGCAAGCATTACAGACCAATAATAAAGCAACATACACAAAATTATCTAGTGGTGACATTACATATGGACAAGCATTAATAGAGATACATGAATCTCATGAAAAATATAGAGACACTTTTGGCGTTGATATTGATAAGAAAAAAGAGGATTCAAAAAAAGAATTAGCACTACAACTGGTAATGCAACTTTCATCAGGTACTGCAGAACAGAGAAAACTTCTTCAAGCAATTATAAAAGTTGAATCTGGTACTAGAAAAGATGCAAAGTCATTATCAGGTTTGAATCCATTGTATTGGTATCAGTTAAATCAACAATATGGACCACAAGCAGAACAATTTGATAAAACTGATCAATTTAATGTTTTATCTGCATCAATGAGTAATGTTGATGGTGATGATTTAGAAAAAAATATTACAAGTTATGCAACAATTACAAGAAACACACAAGAAGATGGTTATGTAGATGTGTCTGCAAAACCAAACATGAAAAAACTACGCAAAACATTTCCAGATCTAACAGACCCTGAAATTATACAGCTTGTTAATAGTGGTGCATCTAACCTTGAAACTATTCTAAACAGAAGAGCTAAATCAAAAGATTGGGATCGTTATGAACCTTCTTTTAACAGTAGTATATCTACTTATTTAAGATTTCATGTAGATAAATATGCACTTGATGAAAATGATGAATTGGTTTTGACAGGTACAGAAAAAATATCAGATCCACGCAAAGATGCTTTATATGATTCTGTAAGAGGAAATCCAGGTTATTTGCAAGCTACAGAAACATTGACTCATTTTGATAATTTAATGGATCAGACATTACGTATTCGTAAATCACCTATAAAAAGTAAATCAGATATTTATAGATTAGAAATAGAAATTGAAGAAATAGAAAATTTTTTAGAAGATAAAACTATAGATAATTTAATGCATCAAGAGGCTTTTAAAAGATTAATAAATAAAACTAAAGGAGAACTACAGACTAGAAAAAATAATTTTGATAAAGAAGGTGCAGTTGCATACTCAAGAAAAAAACAATACAAAGATATGGGATTAGAAGAAAAAGCAATGCATATTATCGCTAACCCTGTTGTAGTAGAAGAAAATGGAACCAATTGATGTAACTAATTTACCAAAATTAAAATTTCCAAAAGATGTCGAAGAGTATTTAAGAGTTATGCCTTCTTATGAACGAGCACAAAAATTTTATTCATTTTTCCAAAGACCTAATGTTCCAGATCCTGATAGACATTTTTATAGGCAATTTGCACTAAGAAGTAGGGATGGAACACAACCAGCATCTGATTATCTACAAATTTATAAAAGTCAGAAATTAAACAAACAAATACGTTATAAAATTGGAAATGGACAATTTGATAGTATATACGCAAACGTACAAATAGAAGGTTATACGCCTCCTACAGAAGATATATTTAAAGAAATGCATGAACAACAAATGCGTATTTCTTTAAGAAAAAATGATAATCCTGAATCAGATGAATTTAGAGAAAAATACATAACAGGAGATAGTGTTGCCCTTGGTGCTTATAAAAAAGCTGTTGGTTTAAAAATGAGTAAAGAAGTAACAGAAGAGGCAAACAGAGCAGCAACAATAATAAGCAGATCTCTTAGAATACCTGATGACATCAATAGCATTAACGATTTTGTAAACAAATACGCACATCAAAAATTTTTATCATCTGGTAGAAATATTGTTTCATCATCTGATGAAATTATGCAGGATTTAGTTTATCCAGGATTTTATCAAGTACAGTCTCCAGGTTCTCCTAATCTTAGTTTTTTTGTGCCTAAGATACATGTTACTCAGTTTGAATCATTAGACCAAAAAGACATTGATTACGGTGTGAGAATGCTTGATATGGCTATACGTAATAAAGAATTTACAGGCCAAGACAAAACCATAATGGAAATGGCAACAGATGATGGATCAAATAGAGTTGGCTATTTAGATTTGTCTGATGATGGTGGAGGTTTGGTTTTTAGAATGGCTGATGCTAGTAATCCTGCAAATGGTAGAAGCACAAATATAAAAGTTTCATGGGAAGAGTTTTCTAAATTTGCACGTTATAGAGTTGAGTTAGCTGCATTAGAAGATGTCATGCATTCTTTTTTCCCTGTTCTTAATTCAGATTACAAATTAGATAGAATACGTGAAGCAACAGAAGAGTATCATGCAGCATTTGGAGATGATGGAGAATTCCAAAAACGAATGTATCTAAAACGTGATTTAGAAGGTTTGTTTGGTTTAGATTCTAGAATTACAGGAATGTATCAAGAACCTTACGACAGTAAATTTATACCTGATGTAATAGAAGAAGGTGTTCGTACAGTTCAAAATATGCCAGGAAGAGTTTTAAGAGATGCAGTGAGCATATGGGATGGTTTAGCAGATGCTAGAACTCCTATAGGTGATATTGAATATAGAGTATTTAAAGAATATTTAGAACGTGTTGGGCCAGATCCTGATTTTGCTACTGTAAATAGAGTCTTTGAAGAAATGATTGATGAACGTATGTTCAAAGAAACTAGCCTTATAGAAGATTTATATGAGTTTGCAGCAGATGGTATACAAGGATTATTAAATGTAAGTTCTGTATTTTATAACGCTGCTAAACGCAACGGATTAATACAACCTAGAAAATGATTCCTTATTTTAAACCACAGACCAGTAGTGAAACCATAGATTATTTTATATCTACGTATCAGCCTAGTTACGGAAAGTTGTTTAGCGAATCTGTAAATTATGGATTTGCAAATCTGTGGTGGAAAGAACTGATTGATGAAATGCGATATGACAATGCTGCTGCTGGTCAATCTATTACGGAACAAGAATATAATGAAAGCGCATATTTTAGGAATGATATAAAACATTTTGAAGGCATGACTTTACAACAAGCTGAAATATTAGCTGAAGCAAATGACCGAAATGTTTTTTATTCTCAAATAACTAATAACGTCACAGGTTTTGGAAATATTGTGCAATTAGCAGGAACAGCAGTAGGTAGTGCTGTTGATCCATTAGCTTTTGTTCCTTATGTAGGAATAGCTAAAAAAGGAATGAAAGCTATTAAGATTGGCAAAAAAATGCAGAATGTTTCTAAAAATATACCTGCCAATACTAAAGGCACATTTGGAACAGTTATACGAGATTCTGCAGATGCATCAATTGGTCTTGGCATAGGTGCTGTTTTAGTAAAAGAAAAAAGAGCTAAGTTCCAAGAAGAATGGGATGCACGAATGGTTTTAACTGAAATGGCAATAGGTGGTTTATTAGCAGGAGGAACTATTGCAGGAATTAAAAAGTTTCAGAATAGAAACCAAAGAGTCTTACCTGAAGACCATATGTCTAAGATTGCTATGGTTATGGATCAACTAGAAATGGGTAAATCACCAGATTTATCTATGCATCAAGGTAAAGGACTGCGTTATTTGAATACAGGTGTGAATTACCGCCAAAACGATGCAGGATCTCTATCTACATCAGTCGGTAAAATGATTAACGATGTTTCTTACTTAACAGTAGATGTTCTTATGACAACTCCTATATCAACAGCAAAAGGTATTGCTGATTTGATAAGAGATACAATCACAACATCTAATTCTTATGGATACAAAGGCATCTACATACCAGATACATTTCTTAATCCATCAACACCCGATGCAAAAATAAAGTTTGAAGAAGCTTTAGTCGAGTTGGCAGATGCAGATGTTAAAATAGAAGTTCGACCAGATGAAAATGGAATAACCATAGAACGTATTACAACAAGTCAGGATGACATTAAGTGGGATTACAAGGACGTAAATGAACAATACATCTATAAAGAACAGCCTGAAAACATGGCTCAAACCATACAACAAAACATTAAATCGGCTTTGGGACAGTTTGTTGAAATTCCTGAAAAAGTTAAAACCAGGATACAGGATATCCGCAACAAATCAGAACAAGTCAACAAAATGATAGATGAACGCAAGCAAGTTGTGCTTGATGCAGCAAAATGTTTGACAAGCAATGGCTCAAGATAAATGCACTAATCTTCTCGTAGAGAAGCACGGACAAGATCCTGAAGAAGCTAAAGCATTTTTAGATTATTTAGCAGAAGGTGGATCTTCTGAAAAAATATTTGATCGTGCAGAACGATTAGCTGCAAATGCTGACTTTCATAAAAAGCAAAGAGCCAATGAAGCAGATCTTATGCAACATGCATTTGAAACTGCATATAACTTCATTACTGAAGGTGCTACGTCATATAAAGATGCAGTCAGTCGTTTTAAGATATATTTGACAGGTAGCACTAAGGAAGGAACTGGATTTCTTAAAAGTATTGGACATGAAATGGAAGCACGAACTGCAACATTGCATGGTCGAATACAAATGGATTTTATAAATGCTACAGGCTTGTCACGAACAGAAATGCATAAACTGTTTAGGAGCAAGAAGTTTCAGCAAGACGTTGTTCGCGAACGATTTCCGTTCCAAGAAAAAAGTGTAACAGGAAATAATCAAGCCTATGAAATGGCAAAGATTCTTGAACGTGAAAATATGCGTGTTGTTCAAGAGTCTAATTCTTTTGGTGCATCAATTATCTACAATCCAAAGCATGTAACTATTCAATACCACAATGTGACAGATATGAAACTGGCACAAATGCAAGAGTGGGTTGATTTTGTCATGCCATTATTAGATGAAGACACAACATTCAATGGATTTCCTTCTAATCGTCAAATACTAGAAGATATTTATTCTAGGCTTACTGACAAAAAAGAAATTAAAGATAAGACAGTCGAATCCATGTCTGATGCATTGTCTGCATCACGTAGATTGCATTTTAAAGATGCAGATGCCTGGATTACATATAACCAAAGATTTGGGCATCAAGATCCTTTGAATGCAATGATTGAAGGATTGACCCTACAAAGCGATAGATCTGTTCTTATCAAACGATTAGGACCTGACCCACAAAGTACGTTTGATAATTTAAAAGAAGCCATTATGAGTCAGTATAAGGTTTCTAAAGCTACGTTTGCAGGATCAGGTGTTGATACAAGATATGATGTTTTATCTGGACGTAATTACATTCCAGAAAATCCTACGCTGACCAAAATATTCAATGGTTATCTAAACTGGCATATCATTACTGATATGGGCAAAGCAATGCTTTCGTCATTCAGCGATCCGCTGTTTCAAGCAATGACAATGCATTACCAAGGCAAATCATTCTTTTCTGCATATTACGATACTTTTAGAAATCTGAAAAAAAGCATTACTAAAGACATGGACATAACAGAAAAAGATATGTTCAAGTATTTAGGTCTTGGGATTGATGGTATTTTGACAAGCAGTTCATCTAGGTATTTTGCACAAGATCGATTAAGTGGATCTCTTAGCAAAATGGCTGATGCAATGTTTATGTATAACGGATTGAACTTTTGGACAAATGCCAACAGAGAAGGCTTTGCTAGAATGGCATCTGCTTATATGGGCGATATGTCATTACTTAAATGGAACGAACTTTCAGAAAGCTACAAACGTGTTCTTAATCAGTACGATATATCAGAAAGCGATTGGGCATTAATTAATAAAGCTGGTCCGTATAATATAACCGAACAAGCTGCTTTACAGGGTCGAACTATTGACAGCTTTGCAAATGAATTATATTTTACACCTGACCACCTAAAGAACTTCTCTGCATCTAAGCAAGCACAACAACTTGCTGACAAGTTAGAGATCTTCTTTGTGACAGAATCCAGAATGGCAGTCCCACAACCTGGGAAAAATGAAAAAGCCATTATGTCATTTGGATTCAAGAGGGGTACAGTTCCAGGTGTGTTGGCTGAGACGTTTTGGATGTTTAGGAGTTTTCCTTTAACCATGGCGATTCAGCAATATCCAAGAATGATGCAGAATGGATTAGGTAATTCTGCACTGCATTTAGCTCCAGCAATTATGTTGGGCTATGCATCACTAACGGCAAAAGATCTTTTCAGAGGACGAGAACCTAAAGATCCTTTTGCTGCCTCTACTGCAGCCGCTTCCTTAGTACAATCTGGTGTTGCAGGAATCGTTGGAGATTTTGTCTACAACAATTTTTCTGCATATAACTACGGCTGGCCTGAAATAGCATTTGGTCCAGCAGCAGGAGATGTAAGAGATTCTGTAAGATTGTTTCAAGGTTTAATAAATGGAGATGAAGATGCTGCCAAAGCTTGGTCTGTTGTTAAATCAAACATACCTTTTGGCAATCTTTTTTACCTTGAGCCAGCAATCAATTACGGACTTCTTTACCACATACAAGAGTATGTAAATCCAGGATATTTAGGAAGAATGGAGAATGCTATTAAATCTATGGAAAACCAGGATTATATTGAAGCAATACGACCAAGTGCTGTGGTAGGAGGATATTAATGACAGTAACTGTAACAACCACCAGAAATTCATTTGCAGGAAACGGGAACCAAGGTCCACATTCCATTGGTTTTACCATCCTAGATGCAACGCATATCCAGGTTTATTGGGATAAAGGATCTTCATCACCAGGAACACCTACTGGTTTATCTGCATCTGGTTATCTTACTAAAGATACTCATTACACAGTACAGAATGCAGGAACTTCTTCTAATGCAACAATTACTTACATTGCAACAGGATGGACTGTTAGCTCAACAGTAACTTATCCTCCGTCTGGTGATACGATTGTTGTTACACGTAATGTCGCATTAACACAAGGATCTGATTACACTAACAACTCTACTATTGATGCAGAAACCATCGAGAATAGCTTTGATAAGCTGACACAGATCACGCAACAGCTTGACGATGGTAAAGACTACTCCATTAAATTTGCATCAAATCTAGCAGGATCTACAGGTTTTAATTCAACTGCAGATACCGCAGGAACTATCACACAAAATAAATCAGATCGAATTTCAAAGATATTAGCTTTTGATGCTAATGGAGATATTTCTGCAACACAGGAATTAGGAACCTATAAAGGTAATTGGGCAACTGGTCAAAACTATGTTCTTAGAGATCTTGTCAAACAAAGCAGTGCATCTGATACAAATACTCAAAATAATGTTTACATATGTACTACAGCACATGCTTCTACAGGTTCATATCTTACACAAAACGATACATCAAACTGGACTCTAGTTCTTGAAGTAGCTGCTGCTCAAGCATCTGCAAATACTGCTACAACACAAGCAACTAACGCAGCAAACTCAGCTACTGCTGCAGCTAATTCTGCTACTGCAGCTGCAAACTCTGCAACAACTGCAGGAAACGAAGCAACTACAGCAACAACTAAAGCTAGTGAAGCATCGACTTCTGCATCGAATGCTGCTAGTTCTGCAACTGCTGCTGCTACATCTGCAGCTAATGCTGCTGCATCTTATGATTCTTTTGATGATCGTTATCTTGGTACGTTTTCTTCAAACCCTACACAAGATAATGATGGTAATGCTCTTGTTACTGGTGCGTTGTATTTCAACACAACAGATGGGGAAATGAAGGTCTATGATGGTGGTAATTGGATAGCTGCTAGTGCTGCTCAAAATGCTACTGTAGAAGACTACACTTATACCCTTTCAGGATCTGATGCAACGATTTCAGGATCTGATGATAACTCTGCAACATTATCCTTTTCTTCTCAAGAATCAGTCGATGTTTTTCTCAATGGAGTCAAGCTTGTTCCTAAAATTGGTGGAACAGCAAACGATTATCATTTAGATACTGCAAACACAGTAACGCTTACAAGTACTGCTGTTTCTGGTGATGTGATTCTTGTCAGAGTTTACAAAACATTTACAGTTGGTGATGCCGTTCCTGCAAGTACGGGTGGAACTTTCTCTGGGAATGTAGCTTACACAGGAAACATTCAGGTTGATGATATTATAGAAAAGACTTCTGCACATGGAGTAGAGATTGATGGTGTTACTTTAAAGGATGGTGGTGGAACCTTCTCTGCAAATGTTTCCTTTGGTGACAACAACATAACTAATGTTGGAGACATCGCATTAGATACCATTTCTTCTGATTCTGGTACGTCTATTGGTGTTACTTTAGGAACCGATTCAGGAGATGATTTTAATGTAGGTTCTGGAAAACTGGTAGTTGAAGGGGATACTGGAAGAGTTGGGATTGGGAATGCATCACCAGAAACAGAACTAGATCTGGGAACTGGTCAAATAAGGCTAGATAACACTAAATTTATTTATTGGGATGATGCTGGTGGAACATTAAGAAATGGAATTAGGCGTAACTCTAATGAAATGGAATACTGGTCCCATCCAACTAATTCTGGAGGGCAAGGTAGTCATCAATTTAAAGTTGGTAGTACGGGTGGAAGCACAATCGATGCTTTAAATATTGATAAAGATGGAAATGTAACAGTAAACACTGGCAACCTGATCATCGGCAATGCAGGAAAGGGGATTAGTTTTGATGCTCATGCAACATCTGGGAATCCCTCAAGTAATTTACTAGACGATTACGAAGAAGGTACTTTTAATACAAGCCCAATGTATTTTAATAGTTCTGGTTCTGTAACTATGAATGGCTATACTCTTAGATATACAAAAATAGGTAGTCTGGTTACATGTACTGGTAATCTTCATTTTAATACTGTTACAAGCCAAAACGGACCTCTTAAAGTTCCATTACCGTTTGCATCAGGTAGTAGTGGTTCAAAAAATAGAGCAGTAAGCCACGTTGCTGACTATGAAGGAGGTAATAATGTATCTCTTAAAATTGAAGCTAATGCAACTTTTGGTCTTATGGTAACCACGCAAGGTTGGGGTACTCATACTATTACTGATGCTGACACTAGATTGCTTACTTTTTCATACCATACAGACCTTTAATTAATGTAAACTATTTTAGCAACAGACAGGGAAAATCAAATGGCTTTATCAAAACAAACAATAATTGACAAAGCGGAAACAGTTAAAATTCAGGACCACTATGTATTGCAGATTCGTGAACGCAATCAGATCCTTGAAGATGGTCAGGAAATTTCTTCAAGTTTTAATCGTTACATTCTAACACCAGATGCAGATACTTCAGTAATAACAGATCCAGTAGTTCTAGCCCAATTTAATGCGGTTATGACTGACGAAATAAAAGCAAACTACCAAACCTTCTTAGCATCTCAGGAACCAGTAGTGGAGGAAAATGAGTAGGGCTAGAGATATTGCCAACTATGGCGATGGTATAGATACATCAAGCATTACTTCTGGTACTTTTGCTGATGCTAGGATTGCACAAAGTAATGTTACACAACATGAGTCTGCTATTGATGCTTTAGGTACAGTTACATCTGGCACGTTCAACGGAACAATTGGGGGTAATGCTTCAATGGCATCATCTGGTTTGACTGTCAGAAATATTGAACAAGTCGCTCTGAGTTCAAATCAATCATTATCCGCAAATGGAGCATTAACTACATTTTTTTCGCCAACCTATACACCAAAATTTAGTGGTAGTAAAGTTTTGGGCTGCTTAAATATTATGATGTATAATGAAAAATCTGGTGGTGCAGAGGGCAGAAAACAAATACAAATGGAATTTACTGGATCTGATATAACAAATTTTACCTTTGGAACAGAAAATCCGAATATAGGTGGTTACGATTACGGAGCAAGTGGAATTATTATTTATTATACTAACACAATTATGGGACCCCTTTTAACAACTTCAGGAACAAGTACAATTACTTGCAATTGCAAATTGAGTAACCTAGACAGTGGGTCAGGTTCTTTGTGGCAGGTTTATGGTAACAATACTTTAAGCGAAACATTTTTTACTTGGATTGAATACAAATGACAACAAATGTACAGGCAGTTAGAGAATTAGCAAGAATTAAACATCCAGGATCTGGGGTTTATATATCAGGCAAATGTGAATCTGACTTGTCAGGGGTAACACTAACTGATGGATCTAATTTGTCATTTACTTTTGATGATGTATTGGCAAAGAAAACAGAACTGCAAGCCGAATACGACTCCAAAAAATACCAACGTGACAGACTCCAAGAATACCCTTCAATTGAAGAATGTGTTCATGCAATCCTTGACGATGATCTGGAAGCATTACAAGCAAGTCGTTCAGTAGTCAAAGCAAAATATCCTAAGCCGACCTAATGGATCACCATTTCCCACCAGCTAATCCTGCTGATGCA